CCAGTAGCAATGCTAGAACCGATAGAAATAGACGGCGCAATGGTTAGTAAAGCAACTTTACATAATATGCGTTATATAATTGATCTCGACTTAGAGATTGGTTGTAGAGTAGAAGTCATACGAAGTGGAGAAATTATCCCTCGTATCGTTCGGAGAGTTTAGTTGCTAGACACATATCTCACACCCATCATTATGTTTAGCTTCGTTACAGTAGTAGTATTACTATTACGGTGGTGGACTGAACTATGAGTGGAGTACAAAACACATGACAAGAACTTGGGTTATATTAAAACACGCTCTCGGCTCATTTGATGAGGAAGATGGCTATAATAGAAGAAACGAAAATGCAATAGGTCTTATAAGATTTATTATTGTACTTACAAATCTACTTTGTGCTGTATTTATTATGGCAAATGTAGTACATAACTGGTAATATGATAAATTATTGGCATTGTTTTCCTTCTGCTTTTCCAAAAGAAAAATGTGAAGAACTAAAAGAGATTTATAAATCAGAAAAAACTGTGCAGGGAGTAGTTGGACCAAAGCAAGAAGTAGTAAAAGAAATTAGACTATCTAAAGTATTACCAATTCCTTTTGGTTCGGAATATAGTTCTTTATTAACTTCAATGTTACACCAGTATATAACTATAGCAAATAGAGGGTCTTTTGGAGTTCATCTAAATAACTACTCCGAACATCAAATAGCAAGATACAATGAAGGGGATTTTTACGCTTATCATGTAGACGACTTTACAACTACAAACATTAAGTCAAATCGAAAACTTAGTGTTACGATTCAATTATCCGATACAGAAGATTATGAAGGAGGCGATTTTGAGTTTATGAAATATATTAAGCCACCAGAAAAAGTACAAATACGAAAAGTAGGAACAGTATTAATATTCCCTTCTTTTTTACAGCACAGAGTAACAAAAGTAACAAAAGGAAGCCGATATAGTGTTGTAGGTTGGTATGAGGGGAATGATTGGAAATGAGTAAACTAGAAACATACAAAAACGATATTGTAACACACTTTGACAAGCTAGAGATGATGATGAATAAACAAGTACATCTTACAAATCCTAAGAAAGTATATAAACATATGAGCAAAGTAGAATACAAATGGCACTTCATAGAAGAAGATGACAGAGAATTTTATCAAGGGTGTCTCTTTGCATTAGAAAACGGACTGAAGTGGACTAATGAGTAAAGGAGTATACAACCAAACTTATTTTAACAATAGACCTGAAGAACAACTAAGAGAAGGTGTTCTTTACGGAGTTATATTAGTTAATACACAGACCTTTGAGCGCGAGTGCATCAAGGTAGGAATTGCTGGTGGCAAAGACTGGCGGCATGTTATAAAAAGAAGCCGTGGCTTCAAAGGTTATGAGTTGCGTATTCAACGAACCTACCACGACACCATCTACAACTGTTGGAAATACGAGCAACAGCTACACGAGAAGTTTAAACACGACAGTTATAAACCCAAACAAAAGTTTGGTGGGCATACGGAGTGCTTCAAAATTTCATCCCTTATTTTATCAGACTTTCCAAAAAATAACTCTTGACAAATGGTCAGTCGTTTGATATAATAGTATCATATTTAGGAGAAAGAGAAACATTGAGAGAGATAGTACCGCCAACAAATTGTCCAGCTTGCAACAGCGAATTGGAATTTGTGAACGATCAGTTATTCTGTCTCAGTACTACTTGTTCTGCTAAATCAGCAAAGCGTTTAGAACACTTTGCAAAAACCCTAAAGATTAAAGGGCTTGGTCCATCTACTATAGATAGACTTGGTCTAAATGATTATGATGATATTTATTACTTATCCCAAGTTGAAATATCATCTTTACTGGATTCAGAGAAACTAGGTACGAAACTACACACAGAAATTCAAAACTCAAAGAGTGTCAACCTCATAACTCTATTACCAGCTTTTTCGATACCGCTGATTGGCTCAAGTGCTACTAATAAATTAGCGAAATACATCTCATCAATATATGAGATAACCCCAGAGATATGTATAGAAGCAGGTCTGGGTCCGAAAGCGGCGTCGAACCTTGTAACTTGGTTGGAGAATACGTTCTTCACGAATGGTTATGATAAACTCCCATTTTCTTTTACTTGTGATAAACAGGCAGAAGTCAGTCATAGCGACACTAAGGGAACAGTTTGCATTAGTGGTAAGTTGAAAAGCTACCCAACTAAAGCAGCCGCTAAGCAAGTATTAGAAAAATACGGCTTTATCGTAAAAGATAGCTTAACGAAAGATGTAACTATCTTACTTAACGAGAGTGGAATTGCAAGTTCAAAAACTAAGAAAGCAGAAGAACTAGGGATAGAAATATTTAATAACCTAAAACACATTATAGAGGAATAAAAAATGGCATTACCAAAATGGACAGACGAAAGAACTCAACAACTAACAGACTTTGTTGGTTCTGAAAGCCCAATCACTCAAATCACTGTAGCTAGCGCTGCAACTGAGTTAGAAACATCTACACGATCAGTTTCTAGCAAATTGAGAAAGATGGGATTCGATGTTGAACTAGCTTCAGCATCTGCTTCAAAATCTTTTAGCGAAGACCAAGAAGCAACTTTAAGTGCATTCGTTTCTGATAACTCAGGCGACTACACATATGCAGAAATTGCATCAAACTTTGAAGGCGGACACTTCTCAGCTAAATCAATCCAAGGAAAAATCTTATCAATGGAATTAACTTCCCACGTTAAGCCTGCTCCTAAAGTTGAGACAGTTAGAACTTATACTCCTTCAGAAGAAGTAACCTTTGTTGAAATGGTGAACGGCGGATCATTCGTAGAAGAAATCGCTGCAGCATTAGACAAATCTGTTAATTCAATCAGAGGAAAAGCTCTTTCACTTCTAAGAAGTGGCGAGATCAACGCTATCCCTAAACAAAAAGAAACTAAAGGTTCATCTAAAGCAGATGTTCTTGCAGACATTGATGTTGAAGGAATGACTGTTGAAGCTATTGCTGATGAGATTGGCAAAACTGTTAGAGGTGTAAAAACTATGCTAACAAGACGTGGTCTACAATGTTCAGACTACAACGGCGCGGCTAAAAAAGATATTAGTTAAGTCTAAAACTTAGATTAGTTTATGGCAGGGGTTCGCCCCTGCCTATTTTTTATATTACTTTGGGAGAGGTCATTGAATATTGCGTCAGCGTTATTAAAACAGATTATAGTTCAGAAAGACTTAGACACATGGGCTAAGCTAAAAGAACATTACCTACCTGGCGAGTACCAGTCAATTTTCCGTATCCTTGATAAACATATAGATAATTATCAAGACCTTCCACAATTCGAAGATCTCCGTTATGAAGTGCGAGATCGACAACTCCAAGAAAAAATATTCGCAATCGAGTCAGTAGATGTCGAGGTAGACGCGTGGCTTTTATTAGACTATCTAAAGAATGAATATGCACAAGTAGAAATACTAGACCAACTCGATGCATATATTGATAACACCGTTGCAATGGCAACAGCAGAAGAAAACATAGAACAATTACAAGAAATAGTTTTAAAGGTAAGTGACAAGGTAGATGTCAAACCACCCGAAGAAAGTATGCAAAGTATTTCCTTATTTGAAGATGACAAGGAACTATCAAGGTACTTACCTTTAGGACTCAACAGTGAGTATGACTCACAGATTTTGTTCTCGCCTAAAGACCTAGTGTTAGTAGGCGGACGAAGAGGCTCAGGTAAATCACTTACCTGTTGTAACCTCGCAGCAAATGTATACGACTCAGGTCGTAGCGCTATCTATTTTACAATAGAAATGGACAGTAGATCAATTCTACAAAGAATATGTGCCATATCCACCAAGATCCCTTTTAGCCGACTTAGAAACAAAATGCTTTCTAGTGAGGAATGGAATATGGTAGGTGGATGGTGGGCAGGTCGTTTCGACGGCGGACACGAACTACTGCCCGAGTTTAAAAAGACACATGACTTTGATGAATTTCACAAGAAATTAACCAAGTTAGACCTACACAAAGAAAGACAGTTAGATGTAATATATGACCCGTCGCTTACTTTATCCAAGATTCAATCCGAGTTAGATAAAAAAGTAAATCAATTAGATGTAGGCGTAGTAATAGTAGACTATCTAAACCAAGTTAAACGACATAATGCTCCAAGCCGTAGTGGTGGACAATATGATTGGACAGAACAGATAGAAGTAAGTAAGAAAATGAAATTATATGCACAAGAGTATGAAACTATGGTGTTTGCTCCGTATCAAACAGATGCGAGTGGTGAAGCTAGGTTTGCAAAAGGTATTCTTGATGCGGCGGATGCTGCTTACTCATTAGAGACATGGGAACAACAAGATAATTGTATGACCTTTAATTGTGTGAAAATGAGAAGTAATAGAATGGAAAGTTTTACTAGTACAGTAGATTGGGAGACCTTAAAGATTGGTCCACAGTCTGCTATGAATCCTAAAGAGAAAGAAGCAATAGCTAACAATATGGCAACAGGAGAAAACGTAGACGATATATGATATTATACACAGAAAAACAGTTACTCATAGCATACACTAGATATGTAAGAGGACTAAAACAGGGCAATCTCAGGATTGCAGAACCAACAATCGAGGAGTTTCGTATTATTTACGAGACAGAACACGAAAACAAATTATGGGATGAAATGAATTATGACTAAAACAGAAAAAGCCGCACTACAAGAATCTGTAGTGCAAGTAGGTGCTGCTCTTTTAATTAATTTTCCATTGCAGACATTCTTATTATGGTTATTTATTGAAAGATGGGAGTGGACAAGTGCAATTTTAATATCACTTGTTACGACTTTCATATTTACAGTAGTAGCACTAATTAGAACTTATATGGTACGCATGGAAATAGAGAAAAGACGTAGACATGGACTTTGGAGAAAAGTAAGAAATAGTGGCAGCAGATAGAATAAGTAAAGAAACGGCAGAGTTAATAGCTCTGCCACCTTTCGATCAGGAAACAAGATCAATAAAGTTTTTATTGAATCAACCAACGGTGCGTGATAATATTCACAAAGTACCAGTAAATGAGCCCCTTATGGAAAGTTTAATATTGCATGGCATACAGTCCCCAATACTAACCATGCCCAGTTATTATCCGATTGCAGGAAGTCAAAGACTGAGAGCAATGCAAGAAATAGTTAAGACACATAAAGATGGCTGGATGTTTAAGACAATGAAAGTAGAAGTATTCCGTTTTCAAAAAGAATGGTGGAATATGTTTTACTTATGGGGAGATAAAGAATTTAGAAATAAAGCCATAGCAATATGGTTTCAAATGGTAGAACTTGCTTGGAAGAGTAAATACTACGAACACAAAGAAGATCCAAGTGGAAAAGCTATGACGGACTTCGAAGAACTTGGAGACCAACTGAAAGGTTGGAAGCATAAAAAATTATGAAAATATTAGAACATTTATTATACGCAATAGTATTATCAATACCTCTTTCTGTATTAGCAATCGGGCTAGCTTTATTGCTGGGCAGATAGAATGACAGTAGAAGAACTATTACAAGAACGAA